TTTAAGTAGTTAATAATCAAAGTAAAGTAAGGCTATCTTCACAGACTACCTTACTAAATGAATAACGAATCTCAACACTAATCTTTATGTTAGGATAATCTATAAGATAGTAAATCTAAATACAGAATTTGGTGTGTAAATAAATAGATATAATCTTTGTGGTGTGATAATCTATAAGAAGAATCTTTGTATTAGAAGCATCTGTAGTCTTATTACTTTGATTAGTAGTAAAATAGAAACTATTTACTTACTAACAAGACCGATAAAGCCATTCCCATATAACTCTTTATCGTATTACAAATATAATAATATTATTTTACATATCAAAACCAAATTACAATAATTTTAATAATTCATTTAAACACTATCTTAGGTCTGTAAACTATGAATCCTTTTGTTACTTTGCTATCAATTCTCTTAGTAGATGGTTCACAATCAAACCACTTTGTTAGGTCTGTAGCTTTAACCTTATCTATGATACCTACAGCAGTATAGGCTTCACTTATCCAGCCTTTAATATCAGCACTACTATAGAATCCTGTTTTAATTCTCTTACCTAGTATTTGTGCTACTTTAGTATCTTTGCTCTTATCGGATTCCCAGTTAATTAAAGCTGCTTCTACTGCTGATTTTGAATATCTAAGGCTTCTAACCTTATCTACACCTAATCTATGATAAGCATTAACTATTAAAGGCTGTATCTTAGCTAAAGTATCAGTTTCTGTAGTAATCACCATCTTACTAATAAGTTCTGCATATCTAAGGAAAGCATCTTTAAAGGACATCTTCTTACCAGCCTTCTTCATTGAATCGGTAATCTTTTCTACAGTAATATCAGTAGTAAGCATATCATTCTTATTATATGCACTTCTAAGTGCTATACCATCCTTATAAATAGATTGTTCTAGTCTGAATGTAAATAGGTCTAGCTTTACTAACATATCATTTACAAAGTAATTACCTTCCTTATTCTGCATTACATACTGACTATTAAGCATCTTCTTAGCCATTTCTTTAGCTTTGTCACTGCTGTTATTGATAGCACTAATAATCTCATTAGCACCTTCTATATTGTCATTGGTACGTTTTACCATATCTTCATAAGTAATATTCAGTTCTATATTTCTGTTTCCTGTAGTATTAAAGATATGTACCAGTAAGTTTCTAAAGGGATTTGATTCAGTTCTAATTCTACCTGCTATTTGGTATATGTCAGTAGAAATATCCAGCAGGGTATTAGTGTTAGTACTATTACTAACTACAAAGCATAAAGCCGAATCACTAAAGTAATCTGCACCTTCAAAGGATTTACTAGTAATGAAGGTAAACGGCTTATTCTCACTTCTGCTATTAGTAATGGTATATCCTGCTAATTTGGCTCTATTACTTTCATTATCTGCGCATACTATCTTTACTTCTTCATTACTAAGGTCACAGTATTGTAAGATGGATGCTATATCTGTAACCGAATTTATAAAGAAAAAGGCTTCATAGCTTCTATTACCATTTATTTCTATAAACCCATCTTTCTTATAAGCATTGATATAGTTAGCAGCCTTAATATATGGCTTATTAGTTAAGTCCAGTTTGACTATCATTGTATCAGTTTCATCCCAAACAGCTTCTATTTCTTCTACATCTGCTAAACAGCTAGGTTTAAAATCGGCTTGAATAGGAGTAGCTGACATAAAGCAGAATGATTTGTAGCTTCTAAAGGTACTTAATACACCATCTATAGCCTTACTTCTGTAGCTATAAGCCTTTAGTAAGATGTGATATTCATCTACCAGTAACCTGTAATCAGTTGGTTCTAAGTATTCAGCTAATTTACCTATCTTATCATAAGTACACATAATCTTCTTAGTTCCTTTACCTTCTGCATATTTCTTTAATTCCTTCTTTACTGAATAAGAGAATACACCGAATAATCCGAATACAGTCTGCTCTTTACCATCATAGTTAGTAATAGTAGCTACACCAGCTTCACTAAGACCAGTCTTATTAGTAATAAGTTCGGTAGTGGGTACTGCAATTACATAGTTTTCATTATTGTATAGAACTATAGTAGTTCCACCACAACCAGTAACAACTTTATTAAAGATGCAGTTATAAGGTAAATCTGATAGGTTTAAATAGCCATTGCTTGAATTGATTGATAATGTTTTCATAATAATTAGTTTAGATTAGTTTGTAAAGAATCTGTAGTTTAGAAGCATCTGGAGTTTGAATTATGGGTGTGACCATTTTTAGGTATTCTTTCTATAGAAGATTGAGGTTTCGCTACCAAATATTGGTCACTAGTTTAGTATCTCTAAAGTTTGAATAATTTGGTTACGCTATCTGGGTAAGTAGAAATCTGAATAGATGTATATCTGTAGTAAATAATTTAAGTTTGGGTATGTAACTTTTTTAGTAGTCTTAAAGGTATAATTTGCAAATTTTGGTTACACTTGAAATAAAATAATAAGCGTATCACTACGCTTACTATTCTACGCTTAACTAACTCAAACTCAAAAATTATGATGAATAATTAACAATCAGTACCTAAAATATGCTCAAAAGGTACTTATGGTAATAACTTTGTGATTCTTAGAAGTGAATTAAGTGGAAGAACTGGCTAATCAGCTAGCCAGTCCACTTAGATAATCGAATTAAAATCTATGTTTCAGTATGATAGTTTCCTTCATTTATTGTAATACAAAGATAGTGAAAAATTTTGACATATACAAATTAATTGTAACAAATTTTAAAATTTATATTGAGGATGCTATAACAGCTATATTTTTGTATTACAGTATGCAAAGTGATGGATGAATGAATTTAAAGTAAAGTTTCTTGTCACTTCTTTCTACTAGACCAGCTTCTAAAGCTGAATATACTGTATTATGTTGTACCCCTATTTCGTGAACTATTCTATTCAGAGATAAATCTACTATATTGGATGCTATTCGTGACCAGCATTTGAATCGGATTAAGAAGCCGATTACTAATCTATCTACATCTGCATCTAATAGGCTACTATCTATGGTTACAAAGAACTTGGTAGGTTCTGTATAGCTATACTTATTACTGCATCCAGTTCTATCTATTGTTAGGTTGGCTACTTCTTCAAACTTCTTTAGATGGTTAAAGATGGTAGTTTCACTAACACCAGTCATTCTTACTATATCTTTAATAGTACTATCTGGATTCTTACTAATGGCTACTAGGGTACAGAAGTAAGTAAATGCTTCATTATTGGTTAATGCTTGTAATACTGGTATGCTTAATTTAATGTTCATAGTGATGTTCTTTTGCGTGGCACTCTTTACAAATAGACATAAGGTTATTAAAGTCAAATGCTTTGGCTAGTCTTTTAGTGCCAGTATAATTCATAAAGGAATCTATGTGGTGAATATCTTCTGCTGGCTTAATAATGCCTTTGGCTAAACAGAGTTCACATAATGGCTGCTGCATTAGCTTAGCTAGTCTTAATTCCTTCCATTTGGTAGATTGGTATATCTTCTGTCTTTCTTCCCTGTTAAATGTTCTGGAAGGCTGCTTATTCGGTTTCTTTAGGTATGGCATATAGTTCTATTGGTATTATGTATTCACCTTCTTCATTCTGTACTTCCAATGGTGCTAATTTACTATTCATTGTATAGCTGGACTTCTTAGTATAGCATCTTATAGTATTGAATTGTAGCTTTAGTAGTTCTAATGCAGATTCTTCTGTTACATCTTCCAGTCCTACTTCCATACATCTTATTACTGCTTTCTGTAGGAAATCTTCTACAGTCTGGGACATATAGATAGTATCTTTATAGTATGTAGTGTATTGCTTTACTAATTCGGGATAATGCTTAGCTATTATATTAGCTATCTTAGAAGCATTTCTATGAAGTGGCTTATCTATTACTGTATTGTAGCTGTACTGGTCATATTGTGGCTTCCAGTTAATTATCTTATCTGCTGTTTCTGTATCAATGTGAAATAATGCTGCTGCTTTGTCTAGTCCGTAATCATATATATACTGTAGAAGGACTGATTTAGGTGGTCTTTCCATTCTTGAATTTAATGTACTGGTTAATGGTTTCCCTATTATAATTGAAGAAGTCCTTTAGTATGGCTTCTATCAGTGGTGCTTTATCTGATTTGCTGTTAATATGTTCATCTATAATATCAATATTTCTATTAAAGAAATCTGCTATTATCAATCTTAGTAGTTTAGACCTGTCTTTACCTAATAATTGCTGTAGTTCCGTTAGTAGCAGGTCAGTATTTAGGTCTATTTTAGCTTTAATTTCTATTGGGTAATTACTTCTTCTTTCCATAGTTTAGCCTTTAATTGTATTACAAATTTACTAATACCTTAACAGACTTCCAAATAAATAATTCACATTCTTTAATAATTGTATTGTAGTGATTATAAGCCTATTAAAGCCATTGCATAGCTTTATAAATTATAAAAATTAAATAGGCTATAATATGATAAATTACACTATTCCAAAGGACATTGAAAAGGATGCTAAGGTATATATGCAGAATGTACTGGAACAGCTAGATAATACTGGTATGTTAGAGAATGTGGATAGTGCAGCTTTAACAATGCTGGCTAGAAACTACAGTATGTTCATTAAAGCATCCAAACAACTAGAAGATGAAGGTTTGACTGTTACCAGTGATAGAGGTAACATAGCACCGCACCCAGCTATTAAGATTGCTAAAGATGCTCAAACGCAAGCTATGAAAGTTATGCTGGAGTTCGGACTAACAGCTAAGGCTAGAACTAAATTGCCTAAAGTAGAACAGGACGGATATAACCCATTTGAGCAGTTTATAAAGGAAGGAAAGGAAACTAGATAAATGAATACTGGGCTTTACTATGAATACTGTAGTAAGGTTCTTAATGGTGAAATAATAGCAGGGGAAACTATTAAGCTGGCTTGTAAGAGATTCCAGAATGACCTGCAAAGGGATGATTTGGAATTTAAAGAGGATAAGGTAGATAGAGCCATTCTATTCATTAGCACATTGAAGCATTATACAGGTAAACATTCTGGTAAACCATTCACCTTAGAAGGGTGGCAGCAGTTTATAATAGCTAATATAGTTGGGTTCTACTGGAAGGGAACTACTACCAGAAGATATACTAGCAGCTATATAGAAGTAAGTAGAAAGCAGGGTAAGACAGCTTTAGCTGCTGCTTTATGCTTGTATTATTTAATAGCTGATGGTGAAGATGGTGCAGAAGTATTACTGGCTGCTAATAGTAAAGAACAAGCTAAGATAGCCTTTGATATGTGTAGCAAGTTTAGTAAGGGACTGGATTCTAAAGGTAAGTATCTTACAGCCTATAGAGCTGATATTCTGTTTAACCTTACTAATTCCAAGTTGAAGGTATTGGCTGCTGATGATAGTAAGCTGGATGGATTTAATGCCAGTTTTGGTTTATTGGATGAATATCACGCTGCTAAGAATAGTAAAGTACGTGATGTTATTAAGTCCAGTATGGGAATGAGAATGAATCCACATCTTTGTACTATTACTACTGCTGGCTTCGATAAGACTTTACCCTGTTACCAATTAAGAACCGTAGCTATAGAGGTGCTGAACGGTTTAAAGGTAGATGATGAAATGTTTATAGCTATCTATTCTTTAGATGCTGCTGACGATTGGAGAGATGAAAAGAACTGGGTTAAATGTGCACCAAACTTGGATATTACAGTAACTTCCAAATACATTAGAGGACAGGTACAACAGGCAATAAATAACCCTGCTGATGAAGTCGGAGTTAAAACTAAGACTTTGAATTTATGGTGTGACAGTTCTAATGTATGGCTACCAGAGGACTATATTATTAAGTGCAGTCAGGAAGTAAACCTTAATAAGTTTGCTGGTATGGATTGCTATGTAGGTGTGGATTTAGCTGCTACTTCGGATTTGACTGCTGTAGCTTATTTAGTTGTGCAGGATGGTACTTACTACTTCAAAACACATTACTATCTTCCAGAATCGGCATTAAAGGATAAGGCAGATAAGGAACTTTACAAATACTGGAAGCAGCAGGGGTATCTTACTGTTACCAGTGGCAATGTTACCGATTATGACTATATAACTGCTGATATGCTTAGATATGCTGATGTAGTTAATATCCAGTCTGTAGGATATGACAAGTATAATGCTACACAATGGGCTATAGATTCTACAGAGCAGGGACTACCATTAGAAGAATATCCACAAACACTAGGTAACTTTAATATGCCTACTAGAGAACTGGAAAGGCTAATACTATCTGGTAAGGCAGTTATTGATAACAATGAAATAAATAGGTACTGCTTTAGAAATGTTACTTTGAAGTCTGATTATAATGGTAATGTTAAACCGAATAAGGCAGTAGATAAGAAGAAGATAGATGGAACTATAGCAATGATACAGGCTTTAGGTATGTTTTTGCGGAATCCTAGATTTAGCAATGAAATAATCACAATATAATGGGACTTTTTACTAATTGGTTAAAAAAGAAAGAACCAGAACAGGAAACCAGAGGGTTATTCTGTGATTCGTTAATGTATAATATGAATGGCGGCTATACCACTAATAAGGCTATGCTATTATCTACAGTATATAGATGTGTAGATGTTATTAGTGATGCGGTAGCACAGCTCCCATTAGAACCATATTACATTAATGATTCTGGTTATAAAGAAAAGTTTATTAAGCATCCTACCTACTACTTACTGAACAAAGAGCCGAACAATAAGATGAGCAGGTTTACTTTCATAAAGACTTTGATAGTAAGTACACTGCTTAAAGGTAATGGATATGCTTATATAGAAAGAGATGCTAAAGGAGATGCAGTAGCACTTCATTATTTACAGCCAGATTATGTTACTATTACTGAACAGAAGGACGGAATTAGATATAGTGTTGTAGGTATTAAAGGACTGGTAGAGCCTTGCAATATGATTCATATACTGAACTTTAGTTATGATGGTATTACTGGAATCAGTACTTTACAACACGCTAGACAGACTTTAGGACTGGCTACAGATTCTGAATCACACGCACAAGGATTCTTTAAAGGTGGTGCTAATCTGGCTGGTATTCTTAAAGTACAATCTACTTTAACTGGTAAGCAGAAGGTAGATTTAAAAACTAGCTGGCAGACTGCTTTTAGTCCTACTACTGGTACACCTAATGGTGTGGCTGTATTAGAAGGTAATATGGACTTTCAACCTATTACAGTGAATCCTGCTGATGCACAACTATTAGAAACCAGACAGTTTAATGTAATTGATATTTGTAGGTTCTTCGGAGTATCACCAGTTAAAGCATTTGACTTATCCAAGAGCAGTTATAGTACTGTTGAGGCTACCCAGCTAGCTTTTCTTACTGATACATTATCACCATTACTAGAGAAGATAGAATTAGAGTTTGAAAGGAAGCTGTATAAGCCTTCTGAAAGAAGTAGAATAGATGTAAGATTTGATACTTCTGTATTACTAAGAGCAGACAAGCAGTCTTTAGCAAACTATTACAATACACTATTTAATATCGGTGTGGTTAGTGCCAATGAGATTAGAAAGCAGTTGGATTTACCTGCTATAGATGGTGGGGATTCTCACTTTATACAGGTTAATCTAATGGAGATTAAAAATGCTGCTAATAACATTCCATCTAATAACAATATAATCAATGATACAGACAATTTACAAGGGAACTGACTTAGTATTCAATATTAAGTTGGAAGATAAGGACGGTATTCCCTTTAGGGTAAGAAACACTTCTGAATTTATACTTAGGCTTTACACCACAAACCCAGCAGAGTTTATAGAATGTAGTTTTAAAGGTGGTGATTTGACTGGTATAGTAGAAGAAGATAGAATAGATAAAGCGGTTATTAATTCATCTGACCTAGATAAGCTACAATCTGGACTAATCTATTACAGCTACAGCTTTAAAAGTCCTAATGCTATGTTCAATGATGCTTATTATGACGAGGTAGTTAAAGGGCAGACTAATTATTATTTGAAGTAATGGGACTACAGAGAGCAACTAAAGAAGGAGTATTAGAACTGGATAGAATCAGTGCCAAGATTGGTAGTACAGTTAATGCTGTATGGGGAACTGTAGAAGGTGATATTACTAAGCAAACCGATTTACAGAATGAATTACAAGGTATTAAAGATGTTGTTAATACCAAAGTTGACAAGGTAAATGGTAAGCAGTTATCTACAGAAGATTATACAACACCAGAGAAGCAGAAACTGGCTGGACTTAGTAACTATGATGATTCTGCATTAAGAAAGTATGTTGAATCCTTAGAGGAACAGAACAAGCTATTAAAGGAACAGGTAGCTGCATTACAGACTAAGATAGATAATACTGGTTGGATTCTATTAGAATAATAACAACACTATGAGAGAACTAAGAAACTGTAATGAAATTGTAAAGATGGATTCCAGAACAGTAGAAGGCTATGCTTTAGTATTCGGTAAGCAATCTAGGGATTTAGGTGGCTTTACTGAAGTAATAGAACCTACAGCCTTAGAAGGTATCTTAGAAAAGTCTGATATACTATGCTTACTGAATCACAATGAGGATAGAGGTATATTAGCTAGGTCTAAATATGGTACTGGAAGCCTAGAATTAACTATAGATGATACTGGACTTAAATACAGGTTTGAAGCACCTAACACTGCTTTAGGTGATGAACTGTTAGAAGGTCTTAGAAGGGGGGATATTAGTACTTCTTCATTTGCCTTTACTATTGGCAAAGATACTTGGACTAAGAAAGAAGATGGTAGTTATTTAAGAATTATCAATAGCTTCAAAGAATTATTCGATGTATCACCTGTATATAAAGAAGCATACCCAGATACATCTGTAGCATTAAGAAAGATGCAGGATTTAGAGAGCGAGGATTTAAAAGATTACTTCGCTGGACTTAGGAGTAAGTTAAACTAATGAACACCTTAGAACTACTGGACAAAAAGGAACTGCTTAAAAAGAGAGCAGAGGAAATTATATCTGGTGCAGAGAAGGAAGTAAGAAAGCTAAATGCTGGCGAGCAGATAGAATTTGAAACTCTTACTAAAGAAGTAGCAGATATAGATATTCAGATTAGGAAGATTGAAGAAGATAACCTTAAACAAACAACACATACAACTAATACTATGAAGGAAAAGTTTTCACTTTTAAAGGCTATCAATGATGTAGCCAATAACAGACAATTAGATGAGAGAGCACAGGAAGTAGTAGGTGCTGGTATCGCTGAAATGAGAAAGGCAGGTCAATCTTATAGCGGACAGATTGTACTTCCTATTGAAGAAAGAGGTGATATTAAAGCTACTGTAGCTACAGCAGGACAGGAGAATGTAGCAGAAGATAAGTTGGGTATTCTAGAACCATTGAGAGCTAGTTTAGTATTGGCACAGGCTGGTGCTTCTTATATGACAGGACTTGTAGGTAATGTTTCTATTCCTGTTTATTCTGGTTCAAATGTAGGCTGGGCTGGTGAAGTAGCTGCTGCTTCTGATGGTGCTGGTACTTTCAGTGAAGTAAACCTAGAGCCTAAAAGACTTACTGCTTACATTGATGTATCTAAGCAATTCTTAATTCAAGATTCTAATAGTGCAGAAGAAATGCTAAAGAGAGATATTGTAGCAGCTATTTCTAATAAGTTGGAAGCTACTATTTTGGGTACTGCTGCTGGTTCTGCTACACAACCTGCTGGTATGCTTAACGGTGTAACTGCTGATACTGCTGCTGTTACTTATGCAGACTTTGTAAATATGGAAGCTACATTGGGTGAGAAGAATGTAAGAGGTGATATTAAGTTTATTGTTTCACCTTCTGCCAAGGCTGTATTAAAATCTACTGCCAAGAATCAAAATTCTTTCATAATGGAAGGTAATGAGGTAAACGGTTATCCAGTTCTTTGTACTTCTGCTGTTGCAGGTAAGGGCATTGTTTATGGTAACTTCGCTGATTTGGTTATTGGTCAATGGGGTGGAATTGATTTAACCGTTGACCCATATACACAGGCTGCTAACGGTAAGGTAAGACTTGTTATCAATGCTTACTTTGATGCTAAGCCTAGAAGAGCAGAAGCATTTGTTAAGAAGGTTCTTAAAGCCTAATTATAGTCTATTGATAAGTAGTAAGCTATGTATATAACTTTAGAACAAGCAAAGAAACACCTGCTAGTAGATGAGGATTTTAGGGCAGATGATATGTACATTCTGGACTTAATAGCTGTAGCAGAGGATTCGGTATCTAAACATTTAGACATAGCTTTAGATGAATTAGAAACAGGTGGTGCTTTACCACCTGCTATAATTCACGCTATGTTACTAATGATAGGTAACTTATATGCTAATAGAGAGCCTGTAGCATTTGGTTCGGTAGTTAAACTGCCTTATAGTTATGAATACCTTATAGGACTTTATAAACACTATGAAATAAAATGAGGGCAGGACTATTAAATTATCCAATTACCATACAAGAACCTATAACACTAAAAGATGTATATGGGGCTAATGGTATAGACTGGAAGGATGCTATAAGTACCAGAGCGCAGGTTACTTATAATTCTGGAAACAGACAGAACCAGAATAATGAAATAATCCACTGCTATGCAGTTACCTTTACTATAAGGCTATATCACAAAGTTAATGAGCAAATGCGAATTATTTGGAATGGTAATAAGTACAGGATTCTTAGTATTAACCGAGAATTATATAAGCAATCAATAACCATAGTAACTGAATTGATAAATGAATAATATAGAAGTAGATGCCAGACAGGTTACTTCTATGTTTGCAGATTTGACAAGCAGACAGCAAAGGCAGGTCTATAGAAGTGCTTTAAGAAAGGGTGCTGGTATCTTAGTCGGTGAAACTAAAAGACAGCTAAGGCAGACTTTAGGCAGAGCAGCTTCTAGTAGAAACTGGTGGAATGGTAAGACCTTAATAAGTGGAATCAAAGCTAATGCCGATAGAAACGGAGAAGAAGCTAAAGTACATATTATGGGTGACTTTAGATTGAAGTTCTTTGAACTTGGTACTAGAGTTAGAAGAACCACTGGTAGTAATACTGCATCTGTTAGAGGTCGGAATCCTATTAGAAGGCAGAGAGCAGCAGCCAATAGAGGTAGTATTAATGCAGCACATTTCTTTAGAACAGCTAAAGCCAATAAGGAAAGGGAAATCTTTGATAATATGGATAACCTTATAAGCCAGTCAATTCAGAGAATAGCTAATAGGAACAGACGATGAGTTTACAAGTAGGTAAAGCTATCTATAATATCCTTAGTAATGATGCAAAGGTTATAGATAGTGTAGGACATAAAATTTACCCTTTAATAGCTGATACAGGTACTACATTTCCATTCATTGTTTATAGAAGAACAAGTATAGAACCATCTGATAGTAAGGATAGATTTATATATAGTGAAGATACTTATGTGGAAGTGGTTATAGCTTCTGATAAGTACAATGAATCTATAGAAATTGCTGACTTGGTAAAGGATGCCTTACAAGGTAAGAAGGGTAACTATTCTGGTATTAACATACACGATATTAGAATGACAAATGCAGATGAGGATTATATAGAAGATACATTCATTCAGAACCTTACATTCAATATAAAGACAAATGGCAGGACAAGTAATTAATGGTGGTGATTTGATGCTGTTTATAGATGGTAAATCTATAGCATTTGCAACAAGCCACAAACTAAGTATAAACGTAGAAACAGTAGAAACCACTTCAAAAGATAGTGGTGGTAAATGGGTGTCTAAAGCAGCCAGAAAGATTAGCTGGAACTGTAGTACCGAGAACCTTTATTCTAATGATGGTGAAGGTATGACTTTTGACCAGTTATTTGATAAGCTGACAGCCAGAACACCTATTGAAGCTGTATTCTGCTTAGAGAAAGATTATGCAGCAAAGAAGGATGAAGTACCCGAAGGTGGTTGGTTGCCTTCTACTACTGGTACATATTCTGGCAAAGTGATTATCACAGCTTTGGAAGCCAATGCACCTAACGGAGATAATGCAACATTCACAGCATCATTTGAAGGTGTGGGGGCACTTACAAAGACTGCTACAGCTTAATATAGAGCCTTTATATCTCTAGGTTATGGAGGTGTAAAGGCTTTCTTTTTAAATACTTATTGATATGACTATTAAAGGACAAGACTACAAACTGAAATATACACTTAGAGCCTTATTTATCTATGAACAGATTACAGGTAAGGCATTTGAGTTAAAGACTATTACAGATGAATATCTATTCTTCTACTGTGTTTTAATGGCTAATAATCCAGACAGTTCACTAACCTTTGAAGAACTGATTGAAGCCATAGATGAAGATATGGGTATTATGGTAGAGTTCCAGAACTTCTTAAAGAAGGAACTGGAGAAGCAGCAGCTATTCATTACTAATAATACGGATGCTAAAAAAAAGTCCTAACCACTAAGGAGATATATTCAGCCTTAGTAATAGAAGGTGGATTAGAGCCAGAATATGTACTAGATAAGATGCAGATGTATGAGTTAGAACCATTGATTAGCAATCTACATAAGAAGGATAGAAATAGCTGGGAACAGGCTAGAATGATAGCTTATGTAATTGCACAATGTAACAGCACTAAGAAGTTAAAACCTACTGATATAATGCAGTTTACTTGGGACAATGATACTACAGGGGAAACATCTATTAGTAATGAAGATATTAAGAGATTGAAAGAGAAAGCTAAACAATATACAACACACAATTAAATATGGCTGATTTAGTAACCAGACTATTATTAAATAGTAGTCAATTTGATAACAATATAAGACAGTCCACACAACAAGTACAGCAGTTTCAGCAGGTAGGAAGGAATATCACAGCCACTATAGGAAGATTTGCTGGTGTGCTAGGTGTAGCTATGACAGCAGGAGAAGCATTTAATGCTGCTGTTAATAGTTCCAGAGAAGCACAACAGGACTGGAATACTGTAGTAGGTACTGCTAAGACTACTGTAGATAACTTCTTTTCATCTTTATATAGTGGTGATTGGACTGTATTTGAGAATGGGATATTAAATGCTATCGGACTAGCTAAGAGATATACAGAAGCCTTATCTAATGCTAAGATGGCTATGGCTATCGGTGAATCTAAAGCAGATAGATTAGAAGCAGAAAGAAATAACTATGAATACCTTATTACTAAGAAGGGTATTAGTAATGAAGAAAGAACAGCAGCCTATAACACTTACATAGAATTATCTAAGAAGGAAATCTTAGAGAGGGAAAGTAAAAGTAAGTACTTCTGGGAACAGATTCAAGAAGTAATGAAGGCTAAAGGCGTTACTGGTATTAATGATGCTAAGGAAGCACAGAAACTATATGAGAGTTTATTAGACCCATCTACTAAGGAATATGCAGATTTAGAGAAGTACAAGCAAAGGAAGTCAGATGCTAAAGGTACTAGGAATCTAGGTTACTTAATGATGATTAGCGGTGCTGGTATAGGTAGTGAAGGCTTAGACACTTATGCTAAAGGTGTTAAGGAACTGGAAGAAGCTACAGATGAGAGCCTAGAGAATATGATTAGATTCCAGAATATCTTTACTTCGGAAGTCGGTGAAGAAGTAAAGGATATGCTAGATAAGGCTATAACCTTTACTGATAAGGCTGGTACTATTAAGAAAGATATGTCTGATGCAGGACAGGATTTAAAGGATGGTCTTAATAATGGAGAGGTTAAATTAAAACCTGTCATTCCTGCTGGTTCATTAGCAGAACTGGATGCACAGATAGCATCTTTAAGAAAGGAATTAAGCCTAGCTATTAGTAATGAAGATAGGATAAGAATCAATGCTGAACTAAATGCACTTACTGAACAGAAGAGGGTAATAGAGTTCCAGTACAAATATCCTAATGCACCTATTGGTAAGTTAGATGGCAAACCTGCTGGTTTGGCTGGTATGGTGAAGCCAGAAATACCTACTTCACTTCCTAAGTTTAGTAGCCCTATTACTAATAAGAATATCAAACTGAATAATGAGTACGCACAAAGTTTAGGTGCTATAGCTTCTATTATGGGTTCTGTAACCAATATGACCAATGAAGGTGCGGCAGCTTGGTTAAGTTGGGGTGCTAATTTGATTAGTGCTGTAGCAGCAGCTATCCCACAAATTGTAGCATTAACTACAGCTAAGAAAGGTGAAGCTATTGCCAGTGGTGTAGCCAGTGCAGCCCAAACACCGTTTGTAGGATGGTTGTTAGCAGGTGCAGCAGCGGCGGCTGTAGTAGCAGCTTTGGCTAGTATTCCTTCCTTTAGTACTGGTGGTATATTCGCTGGCAATAGTACTATTGGAGATATGAACCTAGCTAGGGTAAATGCTGGTGAAATGATTCTTAATAACAGACAGCAAAGGAATCTGTTTAACCTGCTTAATGGTAATGGGGTTATAGGTTCTGTTGGCGGTGGTCAGGTAGAATTTAAGATTAAAGGTAAGGAACTTGTAGGAGTTCTAGCCAATTACAATAACAAAACAGCTAAAGTAAGATGAAATACACAGCACAATTCTATGATATAAATGAGAAGCTATACACATTGGAAATAGGTTCTGGAGAAGTGCAGAACATTACTTTATCTGCTACACCATTCATAACCGAGTTAGAAACTTCTGATTCACATTTATATAAGCCTTGCAAGTATAGTAGTGCTACTATAGGAATGATTACAGACGATTATAAGTTTGATTTGTATAGTAGTACAGCACAACAGAATAAGGTAGTTCTTAGTAATGCTGATGGTATTGTATGGGTTGGGTATGTTACACCCAATCTATACAGCCAAGGCTATGAGAATGAATTAGAAGAAATAGAGGTAGAAGCCATAGATGCACTTAGTACATTACAGTATTATAAGTACACCATTATAGGCAGTAAGAAAGATATAGTTTCATTTACCCAGATTATAAACCATCTGCTTAGTAAATGTAATGCTTATAGTTCCTTCTATATTTCGGATAATACACAATTAAATGCTACATCTGACTTTTGTTTACCTAGTAAGATGTATATCAGTGAACAGAACTTCTTTGATGAAGATGATGAACCTATGACTATGCAGGAAGTACTGGAAGAAGTTTGTAAATACCTTAATGTAACTGCTGTAGCTGATGGTGATAAGGTTTACTTCTTGGATTATGATGCTATTAAAAATGGAATCAATACTTACTATAGATATACTTTAGGAACAGAAGCACCTTCAAAGGTTACTTTGCAGCAGTCTAAGGAGATAGAAGCCAGTGATTATGTTGAAAATGGTGGTCAGCTATCCTTAGATAATGTATATAATAAGGTTACTGTTAAAGACAGTCTATACAGCTTTGACAGCATTATACCTAGTATCTGGGATGAGAACTATTTAACCAACTATGGTGGTAGCTGGTCTTATGTGCAGGAAGTAAATGAAGATGGTAAAGGTGGTATGCACAAATGTTTCTTTAAGTATCTAAAGAACAGCAACTATAAATGCTACTATTACAATAAGGCTACATTAGCACAAGTATCAGCACCTTCTACTATTAACTATGCTACTACACAGAACTATGTAGGTGCTACTATCTGTAAAGCCTTCTTTGATAAGGTTACTGATTTTAACAAGAAGTATAATAATATTAATTTTACAGACTATGTACTGTTACACGTTCATAATACTTATGATGGTAAACTAAGACCATTGTTTGAACTGGAAGTAAATGATAATAATGTTAGCTTCATTGGTGGTTCTACCTATCTGATTATTAAGGGTAACTTCCTATTTATGGATAGGGAATCTGAAATGTATATAATGCAGGGGTATAGTAACAAGAATGATGACTTCAACCCAGATAATCTTTACATAGACTGTAAGTTAAAGTATGGTAGTATGTACTGGAATGGTTCTAGGTGGACTACTACAGATAGTACATTCAAATTATACTTTGATAATCAAGGACAGTCAGACCATTGTATTAACAGGATATTCCCAGTTAAAAATAACATTACTTGGAATATGGGGATAGATGGTGAAGGTTATGCTATTCCGATGCCTAATACTAATGAAGTAATTACTGGTAAACCTACATTTACTTTATACCATCCACACAAAGTAGATAATAGCTATAGATGTGATGCTGTTTGGTTATCTGACTTCGATATACAGGCTAAAGTTCAGAACTTCCAGAAGGAAGAAGAAAAGGATTCTGATACTGAATACAGTAACATTATAAACGAGGACTTTGTAAATGAGATGGATTCAGAAGATTTTGCTATATGTACTTGGGATAATAAGGAATGTAACTACAGTGCAGTTTGCTATAGTGCTGATAGTACTAGCTTTACTTATCTGGATAACGTATATAATAAGGCTACTAAGCAGATGTATAGACTGGAAGAACATCTTATATATAGGCTAGTAACACAATATAGTACACCTTCTGCTATTCTGAATCTGAACCTACAGAACAAGTTTAAAGTATATGCTACTATGACTGATAACCATCTTCCAAATAAAACCTTTATAGTGGATAGCATTACTACAGATTATAGATTATGTAAGCAGGAAATACGGTTAATAGAGAAGAAGTAATATGCAATTTATAAGGACAAACATAAATAAGACCTATCGTAATGGTGAACTTAATGTAAGTAATGTAGCTGTTACTAATGTTGGCGGTGGTGGGGGAAGTTCTTCTTTAAGTGGGAACTTTCTACCTGCTGTTAATAATGGTGATGGTTCTTATACTGTAGATTTATCAAAGGTAGTGTTTACTGGAAACTTAATTGGTGAAGGTGAAATTACTGCTTATGGTCAAGGTTCTACAGGTGGTGGAAGCACTTCTACAGGTTCAGTTACTATTTATGATGGTTTGGATTCTGTAGCTGTAGATGCTGCTTTATCAGCCAATCAAGGTAGGATATTAAGAGAGATGATATTAGAAGCTGGAACTGGTGGTAGTACACTATTATCTAAATTGGAAGATGTAACACTGACTAATCTGGCAGACGGTCAGATATTAAAGTATGATGCAACTTCTAAGAAGTGGGTTAATGGTGATGGTACTAAGGTTACTTGGACTAATATAGAAGGGAAGCCAGCAGCACTTACAGATGCTAATATAGCTAAGTGGAATGAGAACAGCCATACACATACTAATAAGACTACATTAGATAAGATAACAGAAGCCAATCTTACTAGTTGGAATAACAAACTAGATAAAGCAATATGGGATAAAGCGTTTTACTTTGATAGTGCAGGTGATTTAAGAGCAAAAGTTAATGTAATAGGCGAGAAAGAAATTAGTGCTTATGGTGCTGGAACTACTTCGGGTGCTGGAACTGTAACTATAGTGGATGCACTTACCAGTACAGCTACTGACTGTGCTTTAAGTGCTAATATGGGTAGAATCCTTAAAGATATGATAGATTCTAAAGGTAGTGTTTCTAGCTGGGAAGATATAACCGATAAACCTAGTTGGATAACATCTACAAAACCTTCTTATAGTTGGAATGAGATTACTAGTAAACCTAGCACCTTTACACCTTCTGAACATACACATAATTATGCCAGTTTGGTTAAGGTAGGTAATACTGCTTATAATGCTGCTAGCAATGTTATTAGTTTACCTGCTTATCCTACTTTATCTAGTTTGGGTGCAGTTAGTTCTACAGACTTTAACGCACATACAGGTAACACTACATTACATATTACCAGTACGGAAAGAACTAACTGGAATGATGCTAATAATAAGAAGCATACACATTCTAATAAGTCTATATTGGATGGAATAACATCTGCTAAGATTACTAATTGGGATGGTGTAGTAACTAACTGGAATAAGGCTTTTTACTTTGATTCCAATGGAGATTTGAAGGTTAAAGTAAATGTTATCGGTGAGAAGGAAGTTTCAGCCTATGGTGCAGGTACTTCTGGTGGAAGTGGTAGTATTACTATAGTAGATGCTTTAACCAGTACGGCTACAGATGCGGCACTTTCAGCCAATCAAGGTAGGATTCTAAGGGAATTGATTGATTCTAAGGGTGAAGGTGGCGTTACTAATTGGGCAGACTTGGAAGGTAAACCAAGCTGGATTGGGGCTAATAAACCTTCATATACTTGGGCTGAAATAAGTGGTAAACCATCTACATTTGCACCTAGTTCACATACTCACAATTACGCTAGTACAGTTAAAGTAGGTTCAACAAGCTATAATATAAGTGGAAATACTATCAGCTTACCAGCATATCCTACAGTTCCTTCTGCTTTAAAGAATCCTAATGCACTTACTATTAGTTTGAATGGTACTTCACAGGGTGCTTATGATGGTAGTGCTGCAAAGAGTTTCAATATAACAGCAGCTAGTGTAGGTGCAGCAACTAGTTCACATAGCCATACTATAGCACAAGTGACAAACTTACAATCTACTTTAGATGGTAAAGCAAATACAAGCCATATACAGGCGTGGACAGCAGATGAATGTACAACATATACAAGCGATGATAATACAAAAGGTTGTACACCTGCCGCTATCAAGAAAGCATTTACTATGTTTACAGCTACAGCAGCCAATAAGGTTACTAATACATTAACTTTTACAGGCTATCAATCCAAATCATTTAATGGTAGTACAGCAGTCAGTGTAGCTATACCAAACAACACTAATCAGTTAACCAATGGTGCAGGATTCATTACTAGTAGTGCTAGTATTAGTGGTAACGCTGGTAGTGCTACAAAACTACAGACAGCTAGAACACTTTGGGGACAGTCTTTTAATGGTACTGGTAATGTAGGCGGTAATATTATAGGAGCCTATTTTAAAATTAATGATACTCAAACAAATCCCTATTTGCAATTAACGCAAGGTTCTACTTGGTATGTGCAAGGTTATAACGGCTATTTATATTTAGGTGCAGGTTCTACAAATAGTATTAAGATTGATTCAGCAGGTAATCTGTTATCACCAAAGGAAATTACTGCTTATTCAGATATAAGGTTAAAGAAGAATATCAGACCATTAGAGAACCGAGGTTATATATTACCTATAGTTTATGAAAGGGATGGTAAACAAAGTATTGGATTCTCTGCACAAGAAGTAAGAGAACTATATCCAGAACTAGTTATAGAAGATAATACAGAAGATAAGTATCTGTCTGTCAATTATGCACAGTATGTAGCAGTATTACAAGCACAGATAATAGAATTGAATAACAGAGTTAAACAGTTGGAGAAATGGCATTATCAAGTACAGGAATAACAACAAGTCTGGTAGGAAATGCAATAGGGAGCAGCAGCAGGAATGTTGGTGCTCTATGCAGTTCCTCACTTATAAATGAGTGGTCTAAATGGAAACCTATATCAAGTAATGTAGGTACAATGACACTAGCGGAATTGAAGAACAGGAATTATGGTATAAGCATACTGTCAGCCAATACACCAGATTCATTGGTGACACAGATAAAGAATAATAGTAATCTGGGATATAAGTATAATAAACCTATAGGCGGTGCTAACAGTCCTTATAGGTTGGGAGATTTTAGAAACTATGACCATTCGGCAGCGATGCCTGTTGGAGCAAGCTATAAAAATGGTGACAGTGTTAATGTTGGTGGTGTTACTTCATCCAATCACGCAAGCTATGAGAAAGTATTGATGGGTATTGAAAATATGGATGGTGGGGATTCTGCAACTTATCTCAGTAAAGATAATCTGTATACAGTTTATGATAATAGTGGGAATAAGATAGGCTTAAAAAGAGGTGCATTAGTGACAGATGGTACAAATACAGTATGGTATAGTGATAAGCTGTACTGGTGGACTACACAGATGCAGAAGTTTAAAGGTAAAACAGTGACAGTATATGAGTTTTATACCAATGCAACCAATACGCCTACTAATGCTTATGTAGCTAATGCCAATGACAGGTTTTTAGCACTGCCAGAACCAGTATATACTATACAGGTTAAGAATGATGTACCAGCAGGAAGCAAGATTGTTAATACTATATGTACTGCCAAATTTACTAACAGTACTAACCAGTATGTAAGTTATGAAATTAAATTTAGTGCAGTTGGCGCGACTTATAGAGGTGGCACGATTACAAATGTTAGAGCAGTATTAAGTAAGGATAGAAATGGGGTTAATGTTATTGCAAGTACATTATTAAGTAATTCTCTCTATATTGCAGATGAAACAACTTCTCAAACATTCACAGGACAATTATATAATAGAGGTGGTTCAATGATGGCGTATTTGTTGATTTATTATAATAATTCAATTCAATACACAACTGGTATATTAGCCGAGATGCCAGATATACAGTAAGTACTTTAAATTTATTAAGACTATGACAAAGAAGATGAAATTAAATGTACAGTTGGTGGTAGCAGCCTTATTGATATTGGTGGGCTGTGGGCTACTGATTGCAGGATTTACAGTAGCACCATTAGGAATTATCCATAGTAGTGTACTGGTAGCTTTTGGTGAAACTTGTACCTTTGCTGGTGCTCTATTCGGAGTAGATTATCATTATAGGGTAAGACAATAAATAAATTTAGCCTGTAGTCCTTTATTGGATTGCAGGCTATTTTATTAGCTTTGCAGTATGGAATATATAGATTACTATTATAAGGAAATTCAGTATTATGCTATAGTTGAAGGTGACAGGTGTTATTCTGTGAAGCCAGATAAATTTGCTACTGTTTGGTTGGCAGGAAACTATGTGCCTACAGTAGACTTTGATACCTTTAATGAGCAGATAGAATTTGATGGGGACAAAGAAGAACTGTATGAATTGTGTTGCTATATAATATATGTAATGGAACAGCATTACTTTGTAAAGCTAAGACCTACATTAGAAGAATTAAATGCTGATAGTTTGGAAGGCATTACATTAAAATACAAAGACGGTTCATCCTTCACATTAAACAGCAGTAGTATTATTAAGGATGTTACTAATGCTATTGGTGCTAGCAAGAATGGGGAATATAAGGTAGATAGTATATGTAAGTTACCAGAAGTAGCTAATAACACCTACATACAAAGTATGTTCGCTGTAGAACTGGCTAACTTCCTGCATTACTACTTTCCTGTAAAGAGGAAGAAGGATAGTCTGGTTAGCACCAATGAACAGGATATGATTCTAAAGATTCTGCATCTATTTAAATTAACACCTTATTTAGTGAAACGAAGTCGATTTAGACAGTTATTAATGGTGGCTGACAAATTCAAGGAGAATCTAAGCTGGGTGAACTTGCAAGGTCAGTTATTACCTGTAACCTTTATAAAGTGGAAGCAGTGGAATACTAATAACTGGCTAGAAGTAGAATATGAAATGCTAAAAGAAGGTGAAACTGTTAGCTTTCCACCTTTAGAAAGTAACAATTAATTCTATGGTAGTCTGTTTAATGAGCTATAACTTTGCGGCATCTTAAAACTAAGACCCCTAGCTATAGGACTAGGTAATAAAGTAAGATGCAAAATCAAATTTTTATCAAAGGTCAATCTATTGACTTAACCGACCGCAAGGTACAGTGTGGAACATTCGGCAAGCAGTTCAAAAGTACTGCTAGTGTCGATGAGTACATTAAGATGTGCGATGACCGTATTAAGAGCTATGAGATGTATATCTCTAACCTAAGAGAGTTGAAGCAGGCTAAGTTGGCAGAGATGGCTAATGGGCACAAGGAAGAACTAAAGGCTATGCTGGCTGCAATGAGTGAAGAAGAAAGAAGTAATTTTATTAATGGTTTAAACGGATGAGTATGGATACACAAACAAAAGAATTAATCCAGCTTTGGAATTTATTGGAATTAGGGTTTGAATTACCCCTTAGATATGCTGATAAAGGAATTATTAATGAAGGTGAGGATGTAGTTATTAATGTTACTGCAATAGCTGAAACTGCTGAACAGTGGAATGAACCTATAGAGCCTAAACAGGTATCTATGTTTGAAGCTGCTGGTCTAGTAGCTGTAGCCAGTTTGGTTAATGATTATATGGAAAAACCTGCTGCATACAAAAGAGGTTCTGTTAATTCATTAGTAAAGCTGATTGGAGATAAGCTATTACAGACTTTTGAAGGGAAACAAGTTAAAATAGATTTTTAAATCAATAGCCAGTTATCGGTAATGGTAGCTGGCTTTAAATACTTATGGTGTATGATAGTAGATAGTATGACTTATGAAGAAATAATATCTGAGTTTAAGAAGGACTGGGGGAATTATTTTCCAAATGTTCTGCCTAGATTTATGAATGATAGCAAGTATCGGAGATATATGCTTAAAGAAGCCAAGGATAATGTTCCTGTATTCTTTAAACCAATAGAACTAACTAGTAAGAGAGGAAATAAATATATTTTACAGATAAACAGTAAAGGTAGGTCTGATTACAAAAGAGGTGGGCTAATGTTTTTATTGTTTATGTACTATCATAGACCAGAAGGTATATATGCAGTAATGAGATGTCCGCAATCTAGCTGGGATTTGAAGGAAGCATCTTATAATATCTATATTCCGCATCTGTTTGATAGGTACAGAGAACGAGAACTACAGGACATTCATAAACCAAAGATGCAGACTATTATAGAGTTCTTTAAGAATAACGGGGTAGGTAGATATATAGA